CCCTCTCGAGAGTAATCACCGCCCTCCGTGGCGGTCGCCTTGCCAGGCGCCAAATTTTCTTTTTCTCACTAAAAATTTAGAATTCTAAATTTTCAGAAAGAAACAGATTGCATCTTTTTAAAATGAATTTCATTTTAGGTCGTTGTTTACGATTCCTTACGTTCCCGTAGCTGGCAATTATTGTGTCCAGTGGCGGGCAGTCGTTCGCATTAAAGTAAACAACTTCCATAAATGTCATTCATGGCAATTATAAGATGCGGCATCGGTGGAATGGACGACATACAAAAGTGGGGTGGGCTGGAACATCTATTAATAGTTCTCGCTCCCCATAGCATTTATTATGTTGTGTGTGTGCCTAGAGCGCAACATCCAGTGATGGAAAAGTCTCGTTCTCAGAGTCTGAAGACTTCAGACTCTCGGAACACCTCTCGGAGTCTGAGTTCAGACTCTCTGAGGAATCTTCCTGTAGCATACTGTAGAGCTTAAGGACCTCCTCATAAGACCTAATTAGGTCCTTGGAGAAATCCTCAGCTTCTACATGAGGAAGATCGAAACTTAAAGGCTTCAACAAAGTCCCTAGACTCTTTTCATAGACACCTCTATCGAAAGATTTTCGCGTGATGGGCCGGCCTACCTTCAATAGGTAGTCTGGCTGCACGTCCAAATCTAAAATGCTGACGAGATACTTAGTGGAAACTTCACAGTTAACACCAGTACCTCGTACGGCATCGAGAAAGGTCTCTTTGAAAAGGGAATAGGTGAATTCATTGTTTGGATTTAGGAAGTTTGTCAAGAAAACATGATCGATTTGATCTTGTATTTCCCGACGAACCCTCACATCATTAAAGGGGACCTGTACGGTCTTCAAAAATGATAGTGAAGGTAAACTCTCTATCTCCAAGCCTCTAATGTTTCTAAGAGACTGGTTAGTCGATATTCTCGTTTTAGTCTTACCGAGGTGAGACACATGAAGGAAATCCTCGTGGAATTCCTCCGTTGAAACGGGCATATTGAATAACCTATCCATTCTGGATACTGCGTCTTGGTTATACTTGTCCACAGATAGGTAAGGGATGGCAACACACCCCTCCTCAGGGGTGATTCGCTTTAATAGGTCGTGAATGTAGACTAGGAGCTCCGTACTCTTTGTACGAATATCCAGGTCCCGTTCACCCCAATTCAAAGCCAATCCTCCATGAGAGAGAGGTACGTTGACACTTCGAACGGTTCGTGAGAGCTTGGCCCGATTCACACTGACAAAAAGTTGTTTAACTTCTTTCGGTGTGAGATCAGATCCAAGCTCTACGTTCCATTCGAGGTCCCTCAGACATTCTCCAAGAACCTCAGATTTACGATCCAGAACTCTTTGTTTGCCAGATGTAAGTACCTGACCCCCTTTAATTAATTGGGAGTTCACAGTACCATACTCTGGGTGAATGTAATTCTTCCCGATTGAAAGTTTAAGTCCAAAATTTTGAACATAAAACTTCCAACCAGAATAATTTATTGGCTTGGTCCTCATTAAAATATCATCACCATTAATCAAATACTGATTTGGTTTGAGATTTAATGATTTGGCCGTGCAATCATTCAACAAACAAAGAAGCGGGAAAGAAAGTAGGGACCCCATAAGTTGCCCATTCCTTTGAAGGCATGGTTGAATACCACTCTTCTTAGGATAGACTAACAAATGAGGACTAATTTCTTTCATCGCCCAACGCTTAGTTGGTTCGTGGTCGATCCCTTCTAATATCCCCTCCATCAAGGCTCGTGAAGCCTCGATCGGTACGGAATCCGTTGCGGACTTATAATCCCCAGAGATCCACACGTCACCAGGTTTACTTTGCAAGTAAATCTTTTTGACGGCGGTCTCAAGGTTATGAGTTCCATGAGTCAGAACGAATTGTTCTTCTTCCCCTAAAGCGAGCCACATGGCTCGCTGGAGAGGTTTAAGACAATAAGTATCTGCCTTCCCAGCCGTGATGTTACGAACCTTCAAAGGTTCCGTAACTGACTCTACCCTCACAGGTAGGGGTCCATCCGGTGGGAATGCATCGAATTCCAGGTGATACTGGTTCGTCTCTCGTTGATCTGTCATATCAAAACCTAGACTATCGGGAAGATAGGGATCAATTTGATCCCGGAAATACTCTTCTCCGATAAGCGAGGTTGGATCGTCAGTCATACGAGAGATTTGTTGGATCCATGTCTTTCTTATGTTGGCATGAAACTTTTCTCTCCCTCTAAAAACTTCTTTCAATGAACGGAAATAACCGGATTCTATGGGTTGCCATAGGTCCTGTTTAAATCCGTTTTCCCCGCATCGAAACACGGGTTTCCGTTGAAAAAACTTTCCAGAGGAAGCGAAACCACTCTGATTAGACTCGTTCCAAGCAAGACCCTTTCTCATGAGGAGATTCTCTTCTCTGATCCATAGAGGTTCCTCTTTTAATCGATAATAAATTTTATCCTCGACAAAAAGTGGAATATGAACGCGACGCCAAAAGCTGGCATCGTCCAATATTCCATAGGAATCCCTATAGATATCAGAAAGTCTGAATCCATACATGAGATTGGTGGTAAAGATAATGATAGGAGACGTAAAGTACGTCCCCTTCTCACTTAGATCAGCCATAGGAGGAATGTAAGAATTACAAGAAACCAAGGTTTGGAATTCTTTAATATCTTTTCCTTCTAATGATTGACCCAGGTCGTCTAATACCACAATGGGTTGGTTCTTATAACCATCCCAATGGTCTGTATTGCATGAACGGGCATAACAGAGCTCGTCTCGTTTGGTACCAGGGAAGAGTTGTGATAGCGATGATATTAATTCCGCTAATCTACTACTCTTACCCATGCCTGGTTGTCCAAATATCCCAATCACAAATGGTTCCATTCGGTCATGCCGAATTGAATCCTGGATTGGCGTATTGAGCAACCGATCATTATACACAAGATCTCCCTTGAGTCCTCCTCGGTTTGAAGAGAATTCAAAGGAAGCCTTTCCAGTAGGGAAGAAACCGCGATCAGGTTGGTAAAACCTGTTAACGATCTTTCCGAACTGGCGGCCCCTTTCGCGAAGAGTGTCAATGACATCCTTCTGAAGGGGTTCCGGCTCCCGTGTTAATGTGGCTTGGTGGTCCAATAGAGAC